GCAGGAGATCTCCCTCCTCACGGGGTTAAAGCCGGATCGGTTGTACCGGCGATATCGGGATTGTTTGATGAAGGGGGGGGCGAGACGGACGAACGAGGTAGCGCAGGCGGCGTTCAACATGGCGGTTGGGGGGCCGGACCGGAACTGGCGACATGCGGATGCGTCGATGAACAAGTTTTGGCTGGAGAGGCGTGGCGGGGCGATCTGGGCTCCGCCGAAGGCTGACGATCAGGGGGGACCGGACTTGACGCGGCTGACGGTAGCGCAATTGATTGAGTTGGAGCGGGCGCTTCGTCCGCTGGCGCGCCATCCGGTGATGATAGATGCCGAGGTCGAATCTACCGAGCCACGAAGCGGTGGTGAGCGAGCTGATGCGTCGGGAGCTGGGGATCTCGTCGATGGAGGCGTCGGAGAGCGTGTCGACGGTGAGGGATCGGTGCCGTAATTCGCTAGTTAATTTCGTGGAGGAGGCGTGGCATATTTTGGAGCCGCGCATGACGTTTGTGAAGGGGCCGCTGGTTGAGGCGATTTGCGAGCACTTAGAAGCCGTCACCGCCGGGTTTATTACGCGGTTGTTGATCAACGTGCCGCCGGGAAGCGCCAAGTCGCTTCTGGTCTCCGTTTTGTGGCCAGCCTGGGAGTGGGGGCCGAAGGGTCTGACGAGTTATCGCTACATCAGTTCGAGTTTTGCGGAGAGCGCGTGTGTTCGCGACGTCCGGAAGATGCGGATGCTGGTGACGAGCGACTGGTTTCAGCGGCATTGGCCGCATGTTGAGCTGACGCGCGGCGGCGAATTGAGTTTTGAGAACAGTCTGACCGGGACGCGGGACGGGGTTGCGTTCAGCTCGCTGACGTCGCGGCGCGGCGATCGGCTTATTCTCGATGACCCGCACTCGGTTGAGAAGGCGGAGAGCCCGAACGACCGTGAGAAGGCGACGCGGCGATTTCGTGAGAGCGCGGTGAACCGGCTGAACGATCAGGCGAAGAGTGCGATCGTTGTTGTGATGCAGCGATTGCACGAGGCGGACATTTCGGGGGTCATTCAGGAGTTCATGCCGGATTACGTTCAGCTGGTTTTGCCGATGGAGTACGAGAGCGGCCGTCACTGCGAGACGAGCATTGGTTTCAGCGACTGGCGGCGCTCGGAGGGCGAGCTTTTGTTTCCGCTGCGGTGGGGCCGCCAGGAGGTTGAGAACCTGAAGCGGGACATGGACAAGTTCGCCTGGGCTGGTCAGTACCAGCAGAGGCCTGCGCCTCGGGGCGGGGGCATATTTCCGTACAATGGGTGGGAGATTTGGTCGCGCAAGGTTGGCGTGACCTATGGGCGCAACGAGACGCAATATCCGGACATGGACATGATTTTGGGTTCGCTGGATTCGGCGTTCGGCGAGAAGCAGGAGAATGATTTTTCGGCGTTTGTTGTGCTCGGGGTCTGGACGAACCATCGCGGGGTTCAGCAAGCGATGCTGATGGCGTGCTGGCAGCGGCGGTTGGCGTTGAACGAGCTGGTCGACGAGGTGATCAAGAGCTGTCGGAAATTGAAGGTGGATCGTTTGCTGGTCGAGCTGAAGGGCTCGGGGATCTCGGTTGCGCAGGAGATTTCGCGGCTGACGCGGGACGAGGAGTTTGCGGTTCAGCGGATTGATCCGGGCAACATGGACAAGACGTCGCGGGCGCATGCGCTGTCGCATTTATGGGGCGAGGAGGAGGCGGACGGTTCGGTGCGCAAGGGGGTTGTTTGGGTTCCGGGTCAGACGCAGCCGAACGGTGCGGTTTGGCCGCGCGACTGGGCTGAGCTGTGCATGTCGCAGATGGCCAGTTTTCCGAAGGGGAAACACGACGACATTCCGGACGCGGTCTGTCAGGCGCTGAAGTTTTTCCGCGATCGTGGATTGTTGAAGAAGTCGACTGAGGTCCAGATGGAGGAGTACGCGGAGCTGATGCAGACGCCGATGCCTCCGATGCCGCTTTACCCGATATGACGGAAACTATGGCCTCGTGCGAGGTGATGCGCGCCTGCGATTGCTGCAAGCGCGAGGTCGACTACGTGCGCGGATCGATCTGGCATGGCGAGGATCGGATTTGCTGCGAGTGTTTTGTCGAGTGGTATGACGGGGATCGGCCGACGATGGGGACCGACGACAGCGATGCGCTGGCGATCGGCAACTGGGTGCGGAAGAGGCACGGCCTGCCGCCGCTCTATTCGATATGAAACAGACCAACGACGTGAAGGCGTTCGGTTTTGGCGGGGGCAAGCCCGTCGCGAATCGGACGCTACGCAAGTTCCGCGAGCGGCGCCGCGTTCAGGCTGGGTTTCCCTGGCAGGGCCAGTTTCAGACCGAGGAGGAGATCGCGCGCTATTTCGCTGGCGACCGCATCGTCTGCCTTTTGTGCGGCCGGTCGCTGCGCCGGGTTTCGGTGCATGTGCAGAAGATCCACGGGATCGATGAGGACGCTTACCGGGTCAGGTTCGGATTGCCGTTGAGCCGAGGGTTGGTGAGCGACGCCAGCCTGGAGGCTTATGGGCGGCGCGGCTCGACGCCGGAGCAACGGGAATGGTTGGCGAAGATTCGACTGATGAAGAAAACCGTTGGGCGTCCGAGGCGCACGCCGCTGGTTTATCATGACCCATCCGACAATTTCACCGGCAAAGAGGGGTTCAGGTTCTGGGATGCCGAGGCGATGCGGGCTGAGTTTCTCAAACGCATCGCCTCTGGGAGGACCAAGAGGGAGGTCTGCGGCGACGTCGACATGCCTGGGGGCAACTGGCTGTATACGCAGCTTCGCGAGCATCCGGAGTTTGGCGCGGCCTTAGACGCCGTCTGGGAGGCATTGCCGTTCTCGGTTCAGGCGCGCGGCGAGGATCTTGGTGAGCGTTTCGAGGCGGAGTTGCGGGTCCTGTTTGAGCGCGGCATGAGTGACCATACGGCGGCCAAGATCCTTGGCGTGACGGCTATGGCGTGCAACCGGCGAACAAAGCTGTGGCGATCTGGACGATGATTCTGAGCTGGTGGCGGGCGCGGCAGCGGCGGATCGACCTGGAGATCCTGTGGCCGATTTGCGTGCGCGGTGCGAACGACCTCGATCACGCCAAGGCGGCGTTCGCGATGCACTGTTTCAACGATCCGGCGTGGCTGTGCCTCGGCGAGGACGCGATGATCGATCTGATTGACCGCCTGGAGGCCTATGACTGACCGGGTGTACGACAATTGCATGAGCCAGATCAGCGAGCGGCTGAACGAGGTCCAGGATCTTGTCGGCGACACGACGCGCGAATTGCTGGAGGAGCGCCCGGAACAGGTAAAAGAGGCGCTCGAACAGGCTCGGTTGAAGATTGTTGGGGCGATAGCGTTGGCGGAGTGGGCGGAGCGGTTGAAGGCGAACCGTCGAACGGGATGACCGCCTCGCTGGAAAAGCGGCGCTTGCAAGTTTTGAATAACCGGGTGACTTTTCGTGTCGGATTTGCGGTGCGGATGATCGAGCATGCGCAGTTCGAGCTGTCGTCGGCGCGGACGATCGAGGCGCGGGTTTTGATTTGTCGGGCGATCGACCAGCTGGATCGCGGCCTCGGGATTATTTGGGAGTTTGAGCGTGGGCGAGATCGAGCAAAGCAAGACGACGCTGGAGCCGGGGCACGGCCGGAGCGACGCGGCGCTGAATCTGATGAAGAACGACCTCCAGAAGCTAGCGATGGCGGCGGAGACGCTGGTCGTCCAGGTGGTGGGGCTGAAGAGCCAGCTGACCGGGATTGAGAAAACGCTGACGGAGATTGCGATCGGTCTCGGCGTTGAGCCGAAGTGAAAGCGGAAGAAGGGCCTCCGGGGCGTGCGCAGAGACGAGTGACGGCTCGGCCGGGACGACGTCTGCATCCACAACCCCGGAGGCTCCCGTGAGCCCAGGTAGCTCAGTCCGGTAGAGCGCCGCGTTGAAGGCGCGGGCGTCGGAGGTTCGATTCCTTCCTTGGGCACCATCCAGCATGAAAAATTCCTCGACCGATTGCGCGGGTCGAAGTGCGGGCAATGGGCCTTCGCCAATTGGCTCGGTTCGCAGGGCTACTGGGTAACGATTCCGCCGATCAAAGAAGCCCCGACGGCGGCTGAGCACAAGAACTACCGCGACAACGGCGACGTGTTCGCCTGGAAAGAGGGCGGCCCGAGGCTGCGCGTCGAGGTTAAGACGCTCGGGATCGTGTTCACCGGCCCGAGGGATTGGCCCTACCGCGAAGTCTTCGTCGCCAGCGAGGCCTCGGTCCGCCGCGCGATCGGCGATGTCTTCGCTTGGGTGAGCGTGAGCGATAATCTCGCCGCAGCGGCGATCGTGGAGGAGACGACGTCGGGCGAGTGGTACATTAGAACGTGCCCGGTCAGTAACACCGGCAACGTCGAGAGCAATTTCGCCTGCCCGGTGGGTTTGGTGAAGTTCGTCAAACTTTAGTCGTCGAACAGATCCCGCTGGGCGTCGCGGGCGATCTTCATTCGGCCGATTACTTGCTCGATGATCGGCTCGAACGTCTCCGGATAGAGGGCGAAGCAGTGAGTTCCGGCGCCATTGGTCTTGGGCCGGTTATCCTTGACGGGCAGTGAGC